GGAAAGGATTAAATAAAGGTGAGGCATTAAGTCTGAAATGTTGTTTAAATGCAATATAAGGCCTACCACCAAATTTTAAAAATTCATCATTAGTGCTAGGAAAAACTGGTATTGCCGCAATATCAAATTTTCTAGATAATGCTATTAGATCTTCATATTTAAATGTTGTATTATTTTGTGTATCTGTATAGGCACTTCTATATGTTTGTTGTATTGTGGCACCAGCACTTATTTTAAATGCATTTGGTATGGTTTGTGCTTGTAATCTATCATATTGCCCTTGAAAGTAATCAGCAATATTATTTTCATCAAATACTAAATCTTCACTAAATCTTGATTGAAAAACAAATTGGCTTAACATCTGGCCATCATTATTATTTAATTGTTGTAAATTCTGCTCAAACCCAAAAATTTGTGTGCCTATACAAACATTATTATTCATAGGTTGCCCTGCGGCCGGTTGGCCATTACCTTCATCAACTGGCGTATAAATTGTTGTTCTATTTAAAAAACCAGGTTGGCCAAATGCGGGGCCGTATTCGTTTCTAGAACCAAAAAATCTATTTCTTTGATTTGGCACATTTTCGCTTAATGTTGGTTGTGTTGATGTTGTTAAAGGAAAACCATTACTAACCTCATCTATATATCTGCCTATATCAATTGGCACTGCCAAATTTGATAAAAAATTAGGATCTTTATTATCGTATGTTAATGTTTGTGTGCCTACATATTTTTCTGCCGTTCTAAATGCATCTGCCAATCTACTAATATTTAATTCTGTAAAATACATATTTGTTAAAACTAATGGCCCAGTTGTTTCAGGGTGATTATTTAAACAATCTTGAAATGCACCACTACCAGCTATATTATCAATATATCTAGCACCTAAACCTAAATCGCCAATATGTTGATTACTAAAATCGCCTATGCCTGGCGTTTGGTCGTTGCCACTATTCATTTGATTAAATACTTGGTTATTATCTATACCATAAATGGCAGTATTAAAAACATTTAATGCTAATCTTTCAGGAAAAGCATAGGCAACATTTCTATAATATAATTGTCTGCAACCTTGAAAATCCTCATAAATATTACCTTCTATTCTTTCAACTTGGCAAGATGCATTAACAGGCATAGGTGTATATGTTGGGGTTGATACTAATGGTGGTCTGATTTTAATATTATTATCATTAATATCAACACTATTCATTAAAAATCTGCCATAATCAAAAAATCTAGTTATACTATTTCTATCAAATCTAGTTGGTTCGTGCATTTGTTCGGTTAAAATACTAGCAATATTATCAGGTGTATTTAGACCTACTGGCACTTCAAAATTAATTATTGTTGATCTAACATTAAATTTAGGATTAATATTATCGGTATTTAATCTTCTATTATTAGCACCTGTATTATCAGGTATGCCCGGATATATAATTTGGTTAGGCCCAGTAAAATTTATATCAGGTAAATATAATCTCATACCAGTAGGGCCAACACTATGACGAGATGCAAAAGAAGCATTTAAAATACTATTTAATACTACAACCTGTTTGCCATCACCACTACTTAAACCATCAACGGCCGCGCCTATTGTTATGTTTTCGCCACTTTGATATAAATGATTACCAAATGTTAATATTTGGATCTGACTAGGTATGCCTTCTTTACCACCTTCTGCTATTGTTTCTTCTACTTTAATAACCATACCTGCCCCTGCGCCGTGAGCAGGTGATACAGCAGCATATTTACCACCAGTTCTATAACCAGTGCCTATATCTGTGGATACTTTTGATAATGTATAAAAATTAACTAAATTAACTTGTGGCAATTCATCTGTATTTGTATATGGTCTAAATGGCACAGGTGGCGTAGTTGCATCATAAGTATCTAGAAAAACCTCGCCTAAACCTCTATTTGCCAAATCATCTCTATTATTATTATTGGCACCACCTATTAATGCGTGTTGTGTTCTACTACAATATGTTTTAGTATTTATTAAAGGTAATTTAATATTATTAAAACCAGTATCACAAATATAATATGCAAAATTAATGCCACAAAGATTATCAACGAAACCATTATCATTTTCAGTGCCTAAAAATTCAATTGTGCTATCTGCGGCCCCAGTAGTATTTATAGCAGCATTTTCACAAGTAATAACATCGCCAGGATTAATAACAATACCATAACTAGAAACATTATTAACCCAAGCATTTTTAAATTGATCTTGGTCGTCATCTAAAAATTTATAGTTTGTTTTGCCGTTTATTCGGTTGCATTCTAATAATATATATTTAGACATTATTATATAATAATATAGAAGATAAAATTATAAATTAAAAATGTTCTAATGTGTAAAAAATATTAATAGATAATTTAACAAATTAGAACATTCAAAAAAATAAAATAAATAAAATAACTATTTTTTAAATTTAACCTTTTCGGCTAAATCTTTATCAAAATTTAATTTGCCTGAAATACCTTTAAAATAAAAAGCATATAATCTGGCAATACCCCATTGCGTAGGTGATGAAACTGATGGCCTAGATCCACTTGATAAAAAAGCACCTTTACCCCTTTTAATTACTTCTTTTTGAATTGATAGCGGTATGCCAGTTTTATCGGCAAATTTCTGTGTATTTGGTTTAACATCATCACCAAATTTTTTTTTAAATTTAATTGTATTAGAACTTTCTTTATTAGTTTTTGTTGTTGGTCTTTTTTTTGCAATATCAGCCGCTTTTTGTTTATTACCTTTTTTTAATTCTTCTTTTGTTTTTTTTATATTCTTTTTCTTTTTTTCTTGGTCTGATTTTGATAAACCTTTTAAATATTTATCTGGCACTTTACTCATTATTTATTAATATATGAGATAATATTTATGCTGTTAAAGTTATTTCACCATTTTTAATAACAGCTGCTTTTTCAATACCACAGAATATTCTTAATTCTCTAGCACTATTTTGGCCTGATACTTGTGGTGGGCCTCCTTGGTCTGCCTGTCTGGTATATGTTTTTTGAAATAATATTGGTTTAACGCCAACCTGAGCACCATTACCAAGAACATTAAAGCCGGTTGTGGTTGCATCATAACCTATATAATGTGATGTAGATCTAATATCATTTGCATTTGCGGTTGTTGTGGCATTAGGCATTTGATGACCTGCTACTTGGCCAATAAATACTGAATTTTGATTAACCCTACCATCTGCTCTTGATTTATCACTATCAACATCAAAAGAATATATTTGATTTGGCACCATAAGTGGTTTATTTAATACCTGTGCTAATTCGTTATATTTTCTTGGTGCCTCTTTTGGTGATCTATCATAAACCAATTGGTCGTTAATTCTAAAATTATATGATGATGGTTTAACCAAATCTGTGCTTACATAATCACCTAAAAATGCGTGGGTCTGACCTACATTTTTATCAGCCACCATAATGTTTCGCACGGTCTTACCTGATACAGCAATCTTTCTTTCTATAGGTTGTTCTTGAACCCCAGCAAGACCTGCCAATGCTGGCACATTTGCATTTGTTAAAAGTAGATCTTCATATAAAAATGATAATCCATTTTGGCTCATAGTTTGCTGTAATAAATTATCCATTTTTTCACTAGTATAATATAAATGGTCGCTAATGAATTTAATATTATTTAATGAAACACTAACGGCACTCTGTGCGTCTTGTCCTTGATTTACGCAAGTAATTTTGCCTGGTGCATTTGCGGCCTGTGAATTAAAATTAATTTCTAAATAAACGTGCTCTTTAAGTGCCATTAATGGCAATTGTCTTGATCTCATCATTGGCACTAATGTTGATAAAGGCACTGAAAATAATGGTGTGGTTGCCTCATCTAAGGTAGGTCTTAAAAATGTTGGTGGGTTTAAATTTCTTGTGGCACCGGCATTACCAGTAGCAGTCATATCTCTATAAATTAACCTACTATCAGTTTCTTGCGACCATCTATCACCAATAGCACCTGATTTAACCATATCAACATAGGCACGATGTTCTGGCGTTTCAAATTGCCTCATCATAGTAGTATAATGAGCATAATCTTGATTTGATGCCAAAACTTTACCACCTATTTTTAAAAATACACTTTTAATTAATCCGTGAATGCCAGTGTTTAATGGAAAAAAATTAACTGGATCGGCCAATACCCCTAATTGAACCATAGAACCACCATCTAGAATGCCAGTTTTAGGTATTTGAAAAACGGCCTGACTTTGTGTTATTGTTATTGGATCTAGCACTTCAGTCTTAATATTCATATTTTCAATACTAGGTATAGTTGCAACATTCAAAATTTGCGGTAAATTATTCTTTTGAGCAGACATTTTATTATATATTAATAATAGAAAAAAAAATTATTAATAATTAATTAAATAAAATTTTTAAAAATAAAATTGTTCTAATTTGTAAATTTTTCTTATATATATATTTTTCAAGTCAGAACTTTAAGATTGAACCATAATGCCTTGAGGTGAATACATTAGCGTATTTTTTGATAGCACATAAGTATATACAGCATTAGGCGATTTGCCATCTAGATTTGATTGAATTCTTGTGGCATAAGATTGGCCTCTAAAATCAACACCAACCTGCGAAACATTATCTAGTGCCAAACCAATTGCAAAATTTCTATTAGCATCAACACTACTAAAAGATTGTAATCCTTCGGTTTCATAAATTAATTGGTCGTTGCCACCAAAGCCGTGGGTTAATGGTTGATTTAATAAATGTGTTAAATTATAAAATGGTTTAATTGAATTTAATGCATTAATTTCTAGCCCTGTTTGTGGTGCGCCATTTACCGATTGTTCTTGCACGTCTAGATCATAATCTAGGCCTAATTTCATACCACCACGAGAAAATGAAACCTTATTAATAATAACATCACCACCATTATAATTGGCACCGGCCGCATCTGTTAATTGTGGTAGATTGGTGCTAAATCCATCTTGAGCATAGTTATTAGCGTGAGATACAGGCAAGAAATTATGAAATATATTTAATACATTACTATTAGCAATATTATATGTTTGTGTTGCATCATTGGCATCTATTACTGAATATAAATTATTATATGAATTATATGAAAATGAGCCATTGCCAGGCACGGTTAATCTTTGTTGGCCCTGAGCATCAGGTATTAACATATCACCAGTTAAAGATAAATCTTTTACTTGATAAAATGCACCACCAGCATCATTTGCATTAGCACCTTTTAAAAATTGTTGGTCGCTAACCAATTCTAAATTAATAGTCAGACCACGAACACCATTAACGCCCATAGGTATAGCATTGCCACCATTCATCATACCAGTAAATAATCTCATACTAAAATTGATCTCATTATTAACATAATTGCCACCTAAGGCATCTAGGCCTGGTGAAACCTCAACAACCGAATTATTACTTAAATAATCTTCGCTAGAATGTGTTGATGGTAGCACGGTTGCAACCATACGGCCATATTGTCTAATACTTTCTAATGTTTGATTTGTATCATTACTGGCAATATTAACATTTTGAAAAATACCATTAACACCAATTCTAGAATTAAGATCTACGGCAACGGCCGCAGTCCCATCTAGACCATTATTATTTACTTTGGCCCCAGCCGCACTTAATACATTTAATTTACCATTAATACGCACGGTTGATGCCTTTAACAATTTATTTTGGCTACCAATATTAAATGTAATTATTGGGTTGCCGTTTCTAAAAGAATAAGTATTATTTGCTGGTTGATTTGAAGGCAATATTTCAAACTTTTCAATTTGCACTATATTCATTTGAGCAGACATTTTATTATATATTAATAATAGAAAAAAAATTATTAATAAATAAATTAAATAAAAATTTTAAAAAATAGTTAATGTTCTAATTTGTTAAATTTTCTTATATATAATTTTACGATCTAGAACAATTATTAAGAAACAACTTGAACCATACCTTTTGCAATAACTAATCTTGCCAATTTGTAAATATATGTATTAAATATTTTCTGACTACCGGCATCATAATCTACTTTAAGACTTAGTGTTTCATCTGCCAAATTTGTAATCTGGCCGTATTTATTGAATGCTCTAGCAATAATAAAATTATCGTGAATATTCTGTAATGAATAAACACTGGCACCAAGATTTACTAATGCTTTTTGCAATTCGCTAGTATGTAATGGTTCATTTCTTCTAGCAGTAGATCCACCAACGGCCTGGCTATATCTTTCTAAATTAACCAATCTGCTTGGCACTAATTCATTACCTTTAATAAATTGATAATTTCTAGCATTATCTGGCACACCTGAAAATGATGAATTTTGTAATGATCTAAAAGATGAATTTAATATAGGTTGAACCAATACTGATTTGGCTCTTTCTGCTAATGTTGGCACCTGAATTTGCACTAATCCTTGCGTATTTACTTGGTTATATCTATGTAATTCACTAGTCATATAATCAATTTGAACCCCTTGGTCGCTCATAGATTTTTTAAGCATACCTTCAACATAAGAAGAAGGTGGCGTTACTGCCTGGCATAACATTTCTAAATTACTAATTCTATAACTTGGTGGTTCAATAACTCTATCGGCATTATTTGTTAAATTAGCAGCACTTAATACATTTAATCTCTTTTCTCGGTCTGAAATTTTATAATAAAGTTTAGTATTATTGGCCTGGCTATAATTTGCATTAGCAGGCACATTATCTCCTGTGTTAGATTGTAATATAAATCTAATACCTAATTGAGTGCCACCACTAATATAAAATCCATCAACAACACCTAGCACTAATTCATTAGTAAATTGGTCGTTGCCACCTGTATCGTGATTTAAATATAAAATATCACCAATAGCAAATGGGTTATTTTCTCCGGCCGCAGTTGTTTGTATATTTGTTTCAATACCACCAATATTAGAGGCCGCATTTGCACCATCTCTGCTATAAGCATCCTGTGCTACATCAGCATTAGGTGCGTGGCAATTGGCAATGCCATTTTCTAATGATCCACCTATAAAAGGTTGGTGTAAGCATCTTAGTGGATCTTCTGTATCTATTTGAATTCTTAAACCATTCATTAATGCAACTGGCACAATACCACCACCAAATAAACCTGCTCTTAATTGTAAATATACCTCAATTTTTCTAGCAGTTCTTGGATCTGTATTAGCATTTAATCTTGTTGTTGTGCCTGTTAAATCATTAGGCGCGGCATAATATAATGAAGCACCACTATTATTGGCATCTTGTTGCACCCCTTCAAATAATTCTCGTTTATGATGTATTGAACTTTGCTGGGTATAAGGTCTTAACATAGCAGCCTGGGCATTATAATCTTCTAAATTTTCTAATGTTGTTGTATTGCCACCATCTCTTAATAATACATTTCTAAAAAGAGCGTGAGCACCTGCCTTTTTATCCGGCACAATAACACCTCTGGCATTTGTAATTTCTAAATCAAATTTTAAATATGTTTCATTAGGATCAACAAAACCAACAAAAGAAGGGATTAATAGTCTGATTTGGTCTAATGGTAAAACATCACTAACCACATCAGGCTTGACTGATTGTGATTTAGAGGCCACATAAACATTTTGATTATTTGCTTTAAACATTTTTATATATTAATATTAGAAAAAAAATTTTAATTAAATAATATTTTAAATAAAATTTATTTTGAATAATAAGAAAACTTAAAATTATAATATAATCTACTAATTACTTTTTTTTTGGTTTTTTTTTATCTTCTTTCATTGCTTTATTATGTGCTTTTGTGAAACTATCACCTTCTTTCATAAATTTAACCATATTACGCATATGCTTAGAATTCATACCCCCTTTATGCATTTTTGAATGCTCTTTTAATTTGGCTTTTTGTTTATCTGTAAGATCAACCATTTTATATATTAATATTAGATAATATTATTCAACATTAAAATTAATATGATCTTCTGTAAATTGACTTAAAAAATCTCTTAATACCTCAATCATTAAGGCACAATTTGGTTCTATTTCTGCTTGACTATTATATATATTATCTAGTATTCTAACATATCCATAACAACTAATTAATTCTTTTTTTATATTAATTAATTCATTTTTTTTTGAATTTAATTTATGTTCTAATTCTTCATATCTATTTTTTGCATCTTCTGCTAATTCTAAATATCTTTGTTCTGTAATATTCATTATATCTTAATAATATATTAGATATTAATTTTTATGTCCTTTATTTAAAAAGTGCCAACTGAGGCGGCCCTATCCATACTACTATCGGCACTAGGCAATGCTAATGAATATTTTTGGGTCATAGATTGCGGTGCTGTTAATGGGGCGGCCGGTGGTGGTGCCGGTGGTTTCTTTGGGTGATGAAATAAATGATATATGCCTTCGCCTATTGCTACAAGACCACCAATAGCAAGACCAATTTCACCAACAACAGGCACGGCACCTATTACTGCATCACCAATGCCTAATGATGATAATATACCACCAGTAGCCTCACCACCTGCCGCGGCACCTTCTGCGGCACCTTCTGCTGCTTCACCACCTGCCTCTGCCGCATCTCCACCTGATCTAGAAAAGAAATTTTTAACATTTTGAAAACCTTGCCTAATATTTTGACCTCTTTGAGCTAGATTTGTAAATATTCTATTACCTACATTATTTAATATATCACCTGCCTGGCCAACCATATCACCTGCCTTACCAACAATTTCACTTGCTTTTGTGCCAATTGTATCTAATAAACCACCAGCACCTTCACCACCTTCTGCGATAGGTTCTGCTATTACTGGTTCGCCACCTTCTACCGGCGGGCCTCTTTCAATTCTAGTAAAATTAGATGATAATGATTGATTGGCTGTAGGTTGAAAAGGGTCAGCCTCTAATTGTGCCTCGGTTGGTCTGATTTGGTTATATCTTGTTGTGCCTCTACTAAATACACCTTCTATTGATGGCCCTTGAACTGGGTCTGCTTGTATCATAGAACTAGGTTGAATATCAGGATTTAAAAAACTTGGATCATCGGCAAATTCATCATCACCTAAATCGGCACCGCCTCTATCTGTATCTGCTACATCGTCGCCAGGATTTTGCAAAGTTGATTGCTGTGGTGGTTGAGCATCTAATTCTGGCTCATCATCTTCTAAATTATCATCTTCATCATCTTCGGCATTATTTGCTTGATGACCTTCTGGCACCTGATTTGGATCTTTTAATGTGCCATCACTATTATAAAAATTATCGTGATCTTCTGCACTACCTTTAAAATACATATCACCATCTTCATTATAATATTCGCCTTCTGGTCTAAATCCATCATCAATTTGGCCACCTGTGCCTTCTTCATCACCAAAACCTTCAAATTCTTCATCTTCTTCTTCTGGCTCTTTTGTTTTTGTTTGCTTTCTTTTTTGATATAAATCATATAATTTTTTACCACCTTTAAAAACACCTTTAACACCTAATAAACCAGCAAGATCATCTAAGCCGGCATCTTGAACGCCTTTCCATTTATCCTCATAACCACTCATCATATCATTATAATTATCTGTTATTGAGTTGGCAATATCAGTATAATTTTCTATTTTTTGTTGTTGCAATTCGGCCAATTTGCCTTTCAATTGATTAACATTATCAGCATATATATCAGCAGACATTTTATTATATATAATTATTAGAAAAAAATATAAAATGTAAATTAAAAATAATTTGAATATTCACCATAATCTTCTGCTTTATTTAATATATCTATTGGTGCGCTTGGCTTTGGTTTAATGGTCTGATTTTTTTTTTCTTTTTCTTCTTGCATTTTCATAAATTTTTTATAATATTTTTGTTCTTCTTCTGCTTCTTTTAATTGTCTTTCTAATTCTTTTTTTTGTTGTTGTTTTTTTAATGCACCCATCATTTTAGCATATTTATCCATATTAACTACCCATTTTTCAAATTCAGCCTCTTCATCGTGTTCTGGCATTTCTGGTGGATCTGGCACCTTTTCTTCTTTTGGTTCTTCTTTTGGTTCTTCTTTTATTTGTTTTAATTTTTCTTTTTGTTTTGCTAGTTTCTTTTCTCGTGCCAATTTTCTTGCATTTGCTAAATGTTGTTTTTGTTTTTCACTTACTCGGCGTTTTGGTTTTGGTGGTGCTTGTTTTAATGGTGGTGCTCTTTCAAATGGGTCAGCACTTAAATCTTCTTGTTTTGGCACATCTTCATTAATTATTTTTAGATCTTCACTTAAATCTTTTATTTCTAAATCGGCATCAGCCGGCATCTCTATATTTGGCAATCTATTCATTATTATATATATAAAATAGAAAAAAATTTTTAGAATAAAATTTAAATAGATTTCTATAAGCGAGAATAAAATCTCAAAAATGTTCTAGGTTGTTAAAAATAATTTGTATATATATAAAAAATTTATACAAATTAGAACATTTTATAAATCATCATCATCGCTATTTGTGTTGCTATAACCATCAAAATTAGTATTTACTGGCACATTAGCAAGGGTTTCAGGTGCTTCATATAATAGATTTGTAAAATTTTGAAATGCCTTAGCAGGTTTGCCGTATAGATCTAAATATAAAAATGAATATGGTTTATTTGTTGCTTCACTTAATAATGATTTAAATTTATTTATATTACCATATCTAGCACCCATTTCTTCAGCCATTTTTTCAACTTCTTTATTATTTGCATTTTGACTTATAATAGCATAATCTC